AGAGATGCTAAGTTAGGGTTTGCTAAGGATACAGTAGATGGGCTTACCAACTTAGGAGGACTGCTTATTAAAGACCAGGCTAAGCTAGCTAAATTCAATAAGGCATCTGCATTAGTGCAGATAGGTATAGATACTGCTAAGGCAATATCGGCTTTGGTAGCAGCTGCTAACACTAACCCATTGAATGGTGTAACAGCAGGTACTGCAGGTATAGCACAATTCGCTTCAGGTATCATACAGATAGCTACTAACATAGCTAAGGCTAAGCAGTTACTTACATCACCATCTACTCCTGTAACATCAGGAGGAGGTGGAGGAGGTGGAGATACTGGAGGTGGTAGCAATACAGCCACTATGATACCTCAAGCAGCTCAGCTGTTTGGCTCATCTAACAATGCTAACACTATGAATGCAGGAGGTCCTACTTCAAGTGGTGGTGGTAATATGATGGTAACAGCTGTAGTTAGTGAAACTCAGATAACAAATGTGCAGAAAAAAATTAACATGATAAATAAAAACTCAGAGCTATGAACAGTCTACAAGCAATAACTAACAAAATAATAGCATTCTATACAGCCCATAAGCAAGTGTTCAAAGTGGGTAGTGATTTCAAAGAACAGCTGTATAACTTTGCTACTCAGAATGAGAAGTATCCATTAGTGTATATTGTGCCTAGTGGAGTTATCCCTACTGAGAACACTACTGAGTTTACGTTTGATATTTACTGCTATGACATCATCCAAAAGGATAGAGCTAACATCATCACTATCTTAAGTGATACTCAACAGATCCTTAGTGATTTGAACATATACTTTATGGATAGCACTGACTATGACTTTGATGTGGTAGGAGTGCCTACCTTTACACCCCTAAACAATGATTTGCTAGATTACGCTGCAGGCTATCAGATGAGCATCACTCTTACTGTCAATGATTGGACTGATTGTGCTGTGCCAATATAAACAAAATTCAAGTTCAATATAATATAGGTATGGCAAACAATGTACTAAAAGATATATCAGTTAATTTAGGAGTAACAGGTTATGATGATAGCAGCCTGCTAATTGGTATAGCTGATTACTACGGTGTGAATACAACCATCTCTAATAATTTAATGGGAGATATTTTAGATGCTGTAGGTGGCAACGCTGCTTTATCTAATAATTACATTCAAGACATAGTAATAGAGTTAGGTGGTCCTAGCACTAGTAACAACTGGATAGAGGAATGGCTAGCAGTATCAGCAGGGCCTGTGTTTAGTGATGATAGAATTACTGAGGCATCAGATAGTAGATATACTGAGGATGGTATAGCTGAAAGAGTAACGGAAATATAAAAATATAAATAATGGCAAATAAAAAAATAAGTCAATTAACCCCAAAAGGCAGTGCATTAGCAGGTACTGATTTAGTAGAGGTATCTGTTTTCAACGGTGTAACTTATGACACTAAATCTTTGACAGGTGCTAATGTTGTTAGTGGTTTACAACCTACTTTAGTATCAGCTACCAATATCAAAACTATTAATAGTACAACTTTGTTAGGCAGTGGTGATATAGCTATATCTACAGGCTTAACCGTAGGTACAACTCCAATAACTTCAGGGACAGTAGGAAGAGTATTGTTTGAAGGAACAGGTAACGTAGTACAACAAGATAGCACTTTGTTTTGGGATAACACTAATAAGAGGTTGGGAGTAGGTGCTACACCTTCAGCAAGTGTTAGATTAGACGTAAGAGCTCAAGGTGCTTTATCTACTGATATAGCTTTTAGAGTTAGGAATAGTGCTGATACTACAAATATATTTCAAGTTAACGGTGATGCAGGAATAGTTTGTAATGGTAGAATAGGCTTAAATATGGCAGCAAATGCATCAGCAGATTTAATTATGACCGCAGGTAGTGGAAGTTCTTACGGAATTTTTGCTATAGGAACTTATGGAACTGCAGCAATAAGTGCAAGACCTGATACCACCACAACTCAATATAATTTTTACGCTCCTGCTTGTGCAAATTTTGGTGCCTATAGAGCAGAAAATTCAGGCGGTGGCACAACGGTAACAGCAGCAAGGATTGGATTTTCAGCAGGAAGTTTTAATGCAAATGCTTTTGATAACATTGGTTTCAAATGTGATATTGCAAATTCAGGTGGTGGAGGTTCTATTGCACTTGACATTGTAAACGGAAATTTTAGATTTGGCACAGGTACAGGTACAAAAATAGGAACTGCAACTACTGAAAAAATTGCTTTTTGGAATGCAACACCAATAGTTCAACCAACAACAGCAGTAGCAGCAGCGGCATTTGTGTCAAATTCAGGAACTACTGTTCACGAAACTAGCACGTTTGACGGATATACACTTCAACAAATAGTTAAAGCATTAAGAAACGCAGGATTATTAGCATAAACAATTAAACAAAAACAAATAAATTATGAGCTTAACAATTAAATCAACAGAAGAAAAAAGTATCAAAATTGCAGGTACTGAATTTACACTAGAAAGTGTTTATGGAAGATTGGAGTTTGCAGCAAGAGCTAATGGCCTTACTTTAGAAATAGCTACAGCTACTTATGTAAGCAAAGAAACTTATCAGGAAGGTATGTTATTGTATACTGATATACCATCAGGGAATATAGTAGCTACATTAGAGGAAGGTGAAATACAATCTTTGGAGACTGCTGAGAAATATGCTAAACTAGGTTTTGAGCAACTAGGTTATGAGGTGCTAATCAATGCATAAATGGCATACGCAAACACAGGTGAATTTAATGTGCTCTATCCTACACGTAGGAGGATGGCTAATATTCTTAAGAGGATAGTAGATGCTGAGTTAGGTGAGTATAGTGAGGGTACACTAGTAAACAGTATTCGTATTAATGCAAAAATTACAGGCTTTCAAAAATTGGAGATACAAATAGTAGCAGCTTATTATTTTATATTCTTAAACAATGGCGTGCCTGTAACTAGTAATCAGTACGGCCCTAATGGTGGAAGTATAGCTCCTAGAGATTTTGTAGATCAATTTACAAGTGAGTTAGCAGCTAAGGGTATTACTGCTGAAATATATTCTCAATATACTGAATGGCTTACTAAAAAATATCCATTAGTTGAAGCTATTGCAGTATTAGAAAAGCAACAAAAACTAGTATATACTTTTGAAGCACTTTTTGCTCCACCTGACTTTATCCAGGGCTTCCCTCTAGATGTCTAATTCTTTTTTCATCCCTAACATATTGAATACATAGGTAAGGGGTAGACTTCCTACAGCTTCACTCTTAGTGATATCACCATTAGTGAGGCCATAGATCATATGCTCCCATGACCACTTATTATTCTTTACTTCTTTCTCTACCTCTTTAATCTCATCAGGATCCATTGCTGCCTTATCCTCTGCAGTTAGCTCATCTTCAGCTTCACCAAACAAATTTTTATACACCTCTAGAAAATTCTCCCTGAATTTTAGGAACTCATTAACGATACCATACACCTCAGTGATAGGTATATCTAAGAACTTATCAGCTCTTAGGTGTATATCATAGTCATAGGTCTCTAAAACTACCTCACCCCACTCATTGACCTTAGACTGCCTGTATAGAATAGCACATATCTTATCTAAGTTAGTCAGGTAGTTATCATTGAAATAATAGTCAAGGTCAATGTACTCATATAGGCACAGCTTAGACAAGGGCTTTATCTTCATGCCTAGGAGCTCATGCTTATATTGTTTTGATGGCTGTGTATTGGACCATTTGAACTGAGCTACCAACTCAGAAAGGTCATCTATATCTAGATCATCTACCTCATCTATAGAAATATCTGTAAGAATGGATATGATCTCAGCATTATAATGGGATGAGCCTAATGACTTCTCAATATCACTAATCTCTATAAACTGCTCTAGTGAAATATCACTCCACTGCTTCGGTAACATCTTCTACTTTCTCTACTTGTTTGGATATTTTTTTGGCAATAAACAATAAGTAAGGCATAGCTATAGAAGCATTAAGCTCTTTAATCATTTTGGCCTTAAGTTTAAGGTGAGCATCTGCATAGTGTTCGGTGGCTGTAAGATCATCACGCTTAAACATGATAGCAAGTATCTCAGAGATATATCCCTTAGGTTTTGCTATTGCTATCTTCTCAATCAGCTTAGTGTCTCTTACTGTCAATTTCATTTCTGCTGTATAGCTGTAATTGGCTAGCTCTATTTGACTAACAGTAGGATATTCAATGGTAGGTATATCATTAAACTTTTGAGTAAACTCAATAAAATCAGCTATATCTACATCATAGAATAAGCTTTCCTCTAAGCCTAAGCTACCAAAAATCTGCAAATACTTATCTACTGGATCTATTGTGCTATTAGCACTTAGCTCAGTGATATTCTCAAACTGCTCAATAGTCAGCTCGTCTAAATTGTTGGGGATCTCCCTTCCTAAAATGGTTATCATATTTTTTAATTTTAGAACAAATATACAAATAATATAATATAGGTATGGCAAAAGATAATTTACCTATTTACAAAATTACTATTGATCCTGAATACTCTGAAAATGGGGAGGACTTAGGCATAGAACAAATAGCTTTCACATCCACTCCTGCTATCAAAGTAATGGGGATGGCTTTCAATTCTCAGGTTAAGCAAATGATCTTTAAGGATAATGTCAAATATAGAATAGTAGCACCTGCTCTTATACCTATGGAGATCTATAGGAAAGATGATGAGGATGGCAAAGAGTACTATGTATCTTTTACTATTGAGGAGATAGAGAAAATTCATTCTAAGTTCATGAAGGATATGTCTAATAAGGACCTGTTTAACTTAGAGCATGATACTACTGAGACAGTGCCAGCTTATGTACTTGAGGCATGGGTAGTAGATAACCCTCTCAAAGATAAGGCATACTCATCATTTGGTATAGAAGTGCCTACAGGTACACTAATGGTAACAGCACAGGTAACTGATCCTGAGTATTACAACCATCTAGTAGATAATGATCAGGTAGGCTTCTCAATAGAGGGATACTTAGGAATGAAATTAAAAGCAGAAACACAATTAAAAACAGATATAAATATGAACAAATTACCTGATGGAGAGCACACTATTGAGGGTAAAATCTATGTCGTAATAGACGGTGAGATTACTGAGATACGTGATGCTGAACTAGTGGAGGCCTCTGAAGAGGTAGCCCTAGAAGATACAGTAGTAGAAGAGGAGGAAGTAGTAGAAGAGACTATGGCTGTAGATCCTGTACTAGATGCTGAGGCAATACTAGCAATAGTTAAGCCTGCCCTAGATGCAGAAGTGAATAATTTAGTAGCTATGATAGCAGACCTTAAAGCACAATTAGAAGATGCTATGGCTGTAGATAGTGAAGAAGAAGTGGTAATGGATGAGCTTGTAGCTTTGAGCGTGCAAGAAAAACTTAGTAAATTCAATCAATTTAATAATAAATAAAAAAAACAAAACAATGAGAAAATTAAGATTTGACTTAAACAATGGGACTAACGCCCAATTAACACCTAACGCTGAGGCATTCTATGCACAAGCTTATTTAGGATCATCTGACATAGTAGATAACTTTCGTACTTTACCAGGTGTAAAATTTGAAGTAGCTTTAGGAGCTGTTACTTTTGGTAGCATTCTACAGCCATCAGCTTGTGCTTTTACTGCACCTACAGATACTTTATCTGCAAAGATTATGAGTGTATGTGCTTTATCTGCAATGGCTCAAATTTGTCAATTTGAATTAGAGCAGTCTTTTGTATCTTTACAAATGTCTCAAGGTTCAAATGGTGATTTCACTGCAGCTAACTTTATGAACTTCTACTGGAGTGAGATGGCTAATTCTATCAATGGATCTATTGAGACATTAAGATGGCAAGGTGATACAGGTGGTAGTGCTCCACTTGATTTATGCGATGGTTACGAAGTACAACTTGCAGGAGATGTAGATGTTATCCCTTACACTGCTATGACACCAAACCCTACTTTTGCACAAATGCTAACTAATTTACAAGCTGCTTTTGCTTTAGTACCTGCTAACATTGCATCACGTACTGCTGATTTACGTATCTACTTACCAACACAATTAGTTAATATCTACCGTTTAGGTGTAGCAAGTGGTAACACTAATGCATATATCACTCAGGATCTATCTTTGACTTACTTAGGTGTTAAGATTGTTCTTTGTCCAGGTATGTCTAATGACCATTTGGTTATCACATTGAAAGATAATCTTATCTATTTGTTTGATGGTGAAGGTGATCCATCTGATCTACGTGCAGTGAACTTGTCTGATACTGTTGCTGAGCCTTACTTGAGAACTCGTGCAAATATGAAGATTGGCTTTAACTATGTTAATCCAACTGATATCGTTTTCGGATCTTAATATTAATTCATAGAGGGGGGCAACCCCTTTTATATAAAACTTAAAACACATGCCAACATGTACAGCCCTCGAGGGCATTCAAAAAAGTTGCGATAATAACAGTGGAGGTATCTATCAGGTATGGTTTATCCCTCAAGATAATATCAACGTAGTTACTGCAAGTACTACCTACCCTAGCTACGAGGTAACAGCTATTTCAGTTACACCTGCTTTAACAGTGTTTGACAGTTATTTCATTCGCAGAAATACATCAAACTATACTGAGGAGCAAGCTGCTGATCTTATCAATGGCTCTACTTTTGTAACACAAACTATAAATTTAGTATTTCACCGACGTGAAGCTGCTAAGTCTAATGCTCTTAAGATACTTGCTTCAGGGCAACAGTACCTTTCAGGTGTAGTATTAGATGCTAATGGTAAATATTGGTACTTCCCATACTTGCAGCTTACTGCAACGGGTGAAGGATCAGGTACAGCTCGTGCTGATGGCTCTAAATATACAGTTACTTTGGTAGCTGAAAATGAAAGCTTAGCACTAGAGGTACAGTTAGCAGGTGGCCCTGCAGCTTACACTGCTTTAGGCTTGATTTAATCTATTGCCTCTCTAAAATTAGCCCTGCATATTGTGGGGCTTTTTTTATTTCTAAACATTTGGCTAACATCATCTAATATAGGTATGATATACATTGAACAAGGTGTGGTTAATCAGGTAGTGCTTACCTTAACTGAGGTAACAACTGTACCCACCCCTCATTATCTATTTGCTTTCACTAATGAAATGAATACTCTATCAGTTACTCAGCTATTTACTACTGCTGATACTAGCTTATACCCTGAGAGATACAATCTTTTTGTACTTGATGAGCCTGTAGATATCACTTTATTACAAGGGCAGTTTATTTATCAAATTTATCAGAGCTCAGTACCCTATGTACTACCTTTAACTATTGCACAATCCACAGGAGTGGTGATAGAAGAGGGTAGAATGGTGGTAAGTGGGCCAGTAGGCACCTCAATATACGATTAATTATGGCATGGTATAGTAACTTTTTTAAGAAAGAGAGCACAGCTCCTGAAGTGGTGGAGGGATACCAATCCTTTAGCACCCCATTTATGCCTGTAGGATCAGGTAACCTAACACTACCTTATGTAGATAGTAGGTACTCTGCTAATATGTGGATAAATTTTGGAGCTGAGAACTTGTACCCTAGCATGCTTAATCAGATGTACTACGCTAGCCCCTTACATGGTGCTATAGTGGACTTTAAGACTAATGCTGTCATAGGTGGTGGCTTTGCTCTTAAAACTGATTTGCTTACCACTGTAGAGAAATTAGAGCTTTATACTTTTGAAAGAAAAATTAATCTTAAGCATATTGTTAAGGCTGTCACTAAGCAGTTAATCATACACAATAGAGTTTACTTTAAGATATGCTATGGCCAAGCTAAAAAGATTAGCCGAATAGAGAATGTATCACCTGAGAAAGTGAGAGTAAGTGCAGATAAGAAGCTTTATTTTATTTGTGATGATTGGAGCAGAAGGATAGGCATACAAGAGATAAAGCCATACCACATAGCTAACTCAGACTATGAGCAGTTATATTGTTATGAGATTAAGTCAATAGGGCAGGATCATTATTCACTACCACAATATACTAGCTGTCTTAACTTTGCATTCTTATCAGGTGAGCTTTCGTACTTTGCTAAGTCTAATATTCAAAACTCTATCTTCCCTTCATTTGCTATGATGTTCCCTAAGAGGCCACAGTCTGAGGAAGAGAAGCACATGATCAAAGAGACTATAGATAGAATGAAAGGGGCTGCCAATGCAGGTAAAGCTGTAGCGTTCTTTGCTAATAGCCAGGATCAGTTACCTAAGATAGAAGCAATGCCAACTAATGGCAATGATAAGCTCTTTCAAGAGGCATCACAGCTTAACACTGAGCAGATATGCTTTGCTCACACTATAGATCCTATCTTAATGGGTGTACGTACTACAGGATCATTAGGTGGTGGTGCAGATATTAAGCAGGCTTATGTGATATTTGAAAAGAATGTAGTAATGGAACTTAGATCATGTGTTCAACATATTTTTAACGAGTTATTAACAATTTCTAAGATACCTGCTGAGTTCACTATTAATAACTTCCAAGTAATTAATGAAAATATAGTAGAGCTAGAGGGTGATACATCCAAAACTAATGATGCACTTAACTCACTTAGCCCATTGGTAGCTACTAAAGTACTTGAAACTATGACAATTAACGAGGTGAGAGCCTTAGCATCCCTTCCTCCTATTGAGGGTGGTGATGTAACACAAAGTGCAGCAGCTGCTGCTATAGTAGCAACCCCTATAACACCCACTGTATAATGCTATACTTCATAACTGAAACTTATCTTAAAGTTAATACTCCGATAACTGCTAATGTGGATGTTACTGATGTAACACCATACATAGCTACTCAGGCAGCACTAAGAGTACAACCTATTTTAGGCACTACTTTCTATAATCATATGCTTACAGCTTATAATGCTCAGACGCTTACACCTGATGAGATAGATTTGGTGGAGTTTATTCAACCTGTAATAGCTTGGAGATCTGCAGAAGATGCTGTTTTTGGCTTAACCTACCAACTAAAAAACAAAGGACTTCAAACACAGTCAGGAGATTACTCAGCTAGTGTATCTCGTAATGAGGTAGCTTTCGGTATGGAGCACTATGCACAGAAAGCTAGCTTTTTTGAGACTAGACTTATCAGATGGCTGTTAGTTAATAGGGCACTCTTCCCTCAATTCATATCTACCACTAACCAGGATACTGATCTTAGGCCTATGTTCAATAACTGCAGCTGCATTAACCAATGGCAAACAACTTGCCTAGGAACCTGTGGTACCTTTAGAGAGAATGGATATAATAACTCTATACTAATACTCTAATGAAACTACAGTTAGCCATTCTATTATCTTCAATTCAAAAATCATTCTTACAACTATTAGCAGTGATATCAGCTTTTTTTTTACCTATTACAGGTATTTTATTTTTAATTGGTTTTGCTATTGTAGTGGATACATTAACAGGTATTTGGAAGTCAAAGAAGTTAGGGCTACCAATTACATCACGTAAACTATCAGCCATCATATCTAAGCTAATGCTTTATGAGGTAGCAGTGATAGGTTTTTACCTGATAGATAAGTTTATTTTAAATGATATCATCCTACAATTTTTTTCAGTGCCATTAATGCTCACAAAAATTCTATCCCTAGTGCTTTGTAGTATAGAAGTTATATCAATCTCAGAAAATTACAAGGCTGTTAAAGGCATAGATATATGGTCAGCTTTTAAGAATTTATTACAGCGTTCAAAAGAAATTAAAAAAGACATAGATGGAGTTAGATATAACAACGATAGTACAACACCGACTATCTAAGGATCAATACATAGATGAGCTTACTGATAAGAAACAGATCTATTTGCACCATACTGCAGGAGGACCTGATGCTGTTAATGTAGCTAAATTTTTCAACAATCAAGCAGGCAAAGTAGCCACTGCTTTTATTATTGGTAATAGAGGCACTATAGTGCAATGCTTCAGCTCTAAAAATTGGGCTTATCACTTGGGCTTAAAGCAGGAAGTATTTACTGAGGCAGGAGTATCATATAAGAGCTTAGATAAGATATCTGTAGGCATAGAGATATGCAACTATGGCCCATTGACTAAAAAGAATGGATACTACTATAATTATGTAGGTGGTAAAGTAGACTATACTGAGGTAACTATACTAGATAAAAAGTACAAAGGGCATATCTATTGGCAGTCTTATACAGATGCTCAAATAGAGAGCACTAGACAGCTTCTAGTCTACCTTTGTGATACATATAAGATACCTAGAGATTACCAAAGTATTATCTTTGATATAGACAAACGTGCTTTGCGTGGAGAAAGTGGTATATTTACGCACAATTCAGTGAGAAAGGATAAGAGTGATATCTATCCCTGCCCTAGAATGATAACAATGTTAGAGAGCCTATGAGACACTTACTACCACTTTTAGTACTATCCCTACTATTTAGCTGTTCAGACGCTAAGAAAGCACAATACCACTATAAGAAGGCACTGAAGTATGGGCTAGAGTTAGTGCAAGATAGTGATACTATCAGAATTATCTCAGTGGATAGCATACCAGTGGTAGTAAATGATACTATTATATGGGAGAAAATCATAACTACTAAGGATACTATAATCAATTTTAAGAATGTTTATGTGCCTAAGACCAGGTGGCAAACTAAGATAGAGTATAGGTATAAAACACAAATCTTAAAGCAGGATGTGCTCAAATATAAGTACATATACAAAACTGAAAAAAAGCAAAAAGCAAAAACTAATTGGATGCTCCTTGTTTGGGGCTTTATAATAGGAGTACTCCTGTCTTTCGTTACTAGACTATTACTAAAACTTTATTTATGATCAAACATTCTAAGAATGTGCACGAGCTTATCATTGATAAGCCTTATGCTCAAATTGCTATGCTATCAGATTTGCACTGGGATAACCCTCACTGTGATAGAGATATGCTAAAGAGACACCTAGACTATTGCTTAGAAGAGGATATACCTGTGATGATTAACGGTGATATGTTTTGTCTTATGCAAGGTAGAGGAGATAACAGGAGAAATAAATCAGACATTAGACCTGAGCATAACAATGCAAAGTACTTAGATAGTATAGTAGAGACAGCTGTAGATTGGTTTATGCCCTATGCTCACATCATTAAATTGGTAGGATACGGTAACCATGAGACAGCTATAATCAAATTTCAAGAGACTGATATTCTGCAGAGATTTACAGATCTACTAAACTATAAAGCAGGATCTAATATACAAACAGGTGGTTATGGTGGGTGGTTTATAATTAAGCAGCTTTCAGGATGGGGATCTTCCTACTCAACTAAGGTAAAATACTTCCATGGATCAGGTGGTGGTGGGATAGTTACTAAGGGTGCTATCAATTTAACCAGGGCTTTAGAAACTTATGAGAACTTTGATGTATTCACAATGGGCCACATCCATGAGAACAGCTGCAGAAATGATGTAAGAGATACAATAGATCATCATAGTGTAGGAGGCTATGTACTTAAGCAAAAGCAATTACACCTAATGCTAACAGGTACCTATAAAGAAGAGTATGGAGATGGCTCTCAGGGATGGCACGTTGAACGTGGAGCTCCCATTAAGCCATTAGGTGGTAGGATACTTACCATAAAAATAATAAGGGCAGGTACAGCAGATAGATTAGTCAGTAAATATATTGACTCACATAAGTTTAATATGTAATTTTTTACATATATTTGCAACGGTTCTCGTATTAGACGAACTATTAAGCCCCTCTGTATCTTTGGTTAGTTTTGCAGGGGGGTTTTTTGTGCCATAAACTTGATGGTTATAGCCAACATAATAGCTAGAATAGTACATTAATGTAAGATATAGCTAACATATTACCTACTTTTTGCTACTTATATTTAAGGTTATATCCTGAAATAAATTCAAAAAACATAGGCTACTAACCTTATTTTCTTATGTTCATATTATCACATTTTTTATACATGAGGACAAAATATGTCCACGCTCCTTATTTAGAATGATTATTGATAACGTATAATTGTAAACAATTCATTGTAAGTACGTATATTTGTACATAACCAATTAAAACTAACCAATGAACAAAGAACAAATGACAGCAATTATCCTCCTCTATTCAATAGAGTTGAGAGATGAGTACAATGAGATGGTCGGAGCATTCGGACATACAGATCCTGCAGCTCAGAGACTACAAATTAAGTATGCAACTCTATTAGTATTAATCGAAAAACTTGGACTAGATGAGAACTATTGATTTTATTCAGGGCTTAGCTGCCTTGACACTCTTTTTAGTAGGAATGTATTTATCCTGTGCACTATGAGCTACGAAATAGACTACATAAAAAAAGGCTACATCAATGTATGGTTTGCCTCTGTAGATGGAGGTATCATATACACTGCTGAGTTTAGATGTTACTTCGTTGAGGAAGGTGTCTATGAGGCACTGCTAGTAGATAGCTACCTAACTACTACTAAATATAAATTAACCTATCCCTTAACTAGCAAAGAGCTAGAAGAGACAACCCAACTTGTAGAAGAGTGGGCTTATAATAATTCTGAATGTATCTAAATATGGAAACAACTGAAAACACATTGATACCTACCACTTTTAGCCTTAAGCGAAAGATGCTATGGTGGAGAGACAAGAGCTGTGAAGGTGATAAAGGTGGCAGCTTCAACCTGGAGCTGTACCTAGACTATCTAAGTGAGCAGGATTTTAACGAAGTAAAACAAGAGAAATGAAACGCTATAAAGTAACCTATAACTATTTTGAAAGTGGTAAGAAAATGGTAGGCACCAGGATCTTAGATGCACTGGATAGAGATCATGCAATAATGATAATGGCTATGTGGCCTAGACTAATACTTAAGGTAGAGACGTTATGAATATCACAGCAGAAGTAGTAAGGAGATACCCCTTTGAAAGTACAGCTAATATAGCTAAGGATCTAGGAGTAAGCCTAAGCAAGATCTATAATAGAGCATGGAGCCTAGGTATCAAAAAGGATCCTGTATATCTTAGAAGTACTCAATATCCAAAAGGTTATTTAGGTGGTAAAGCTAGCCAATTTAAGCCAGGGCATATACCTAAAAACAAAGGAGTAAAGATGCCTGCTGAGTTATACAATGTTATAGCACCCACAATGTTTAAGAAAGGTAGAAAGCCTCATAACACTAAACCTGTAGGCACTATCAATGTAAGATTAGACAGTCAAGATAGGCCTTACCAATATATCAAAATTAAAGACAGCCACTGGGAACTACTGCAGAGGCACGTATGGACTCAGGCAAATGGGGAGATAACTCCAGGATCTGTAGTAATATTTTTAGATGGCAACTATTTGAACTGTGAGCTTAACAATTTACAAGTAATAAGCAGAAAGGAAAATATGGCACGTAACACAATACAAAGATACCCTGCTGAATTACAGCAGATAATGAAACTAACATGTAAACTAAAACGTAAAACAAATGGCAAACAACAAACTAAGTGATCTAAGAGATCACATCTTTATGGCACTTGAAAGATTAGCTGATGAAGATATGAGTAATGAGAAAGTACAGCAGGAAGTAGACAAGGCTAAAGCAATAGCTCAGCTGAGTGCTACTATCATAGCCAGTGCTAAGGTAGAGATAGACTATATCAATAGTGTAGGCTTAGTGGATAGTCAAAGTGAGTTATTCAAATCAGTAAACCCAAAACTATTACAATGACTAGACTAGAAGAGGTGCAGTATATCATAGAAAAATATGAGCTGAAACAAAAAAGCAGGTATATGCACATGCTATATCGGAGGTATTACCTGTATAAAGTGCTTAAAAGGGATGGAATGACCTTATCTCAAATTGGTAGGCTGTTCAATCAAACACATGCAACAGTAATAAATGGGATAGCAAAGCATGACACCTACATGAAATACAAGGATAGCTCTTATATGCTGCACACCAGGGATCTAAGGGAGAAGTTTGTGCTACCTCAGTACTATAAACCATTAAAGCAGAGGGTATTAGAATGTGTAAGCATGGAGAAATTAGAGAAACTTAAAGAGCAGATTAGATGCAATTATTACTAACCAATGACGCTATGACAACTTCTCTTATTAGGGGAGGCTGGAAAGATTTTTGTTTTTTTGAAGTTTTTTTTTATTTTATTTTGCGTCATTTGCGTCATAAAGCTCTAATAACTAAGCCTACTCTACTTATCAGCTATGACAAGAGCAATAAATTTGCGTCATTTTGCGTCATAGACTTGTCATATCAAATTAATGATTATATTTACACCCCAACTAACTAACCATGAAGATATCTGTATTCAAGTCCTTATTTAATTCTAAAGAAACACCTTACACCCAAGAGGTAGTAGATGTTTACAATAGGATAAAAGAGGGCTACCCTGAGCTTATTGATAAGATTACTGCCCTTAGAGCTATGAAGGAGGATGATCCTTCCTACAACAGCCTTAAAAACAGCCTTAGAGCTATCATGTTCAATGGTACTTTTAATGAACGTAATGATAACGGTCTTATTGAGCACTCAGGGCTATGCATCTTAGACTTTGACGATTATCCTAGTAGTAAGGTAATGAAAGCTGAGAAAGCTAGGCTAATGGAATGTGCTAATGTGTTTATGATATTTGTATCACCATCAGGTAAAGGATTAAAGTGCGTGATTAAGATACCACCATCTGATAAATTCACGCATAAGAGAAGGTTCAAAGCATTTCAAGAGTACATAGACAGTGATTACTTTGATGCAAGCTCCTGCAATGTTAGCAGAGTATGTTTTGAAAGCTACGATCCTACTGCTTATATTAATTTAGATGCTGAGGTATTTAGTTTGATAGAAGAGGAGAAAGGGCACAGCTCATTTGATAGGGTGCCAGTGCTACCAATGACTAATGAAAGCACTATCATTGAAAACATAATGAAGTTTAACCATGGAGATATATCTAATGGTAGAAATAATTGGGTGTTCAAAGTAGCTAGCTGTTTTTGTGAGTATGGGATAAGTGAAAATACTGCTAA